TACGATTGGAGTTGATTCTGGCAATGGTTCAGGCTCTGTGGTTTCTGTTTGGGTTGGGTCTGGGGTTGGCTCTGGACTGGGTTCTGGTTCGTTTGATGCTTCGTCCTCTGAAGGTGAGGATTCTGGAGTTGGAGAAGGCTCTGGGGAAGACTCAGGAGTAGGTTCTGGAGTAGGTTCAACTGTTACATCTGGTGTTGGTTGTGGTTGATTTGCCATGGCAGCAGCAATTGCGGCGGCAACTCTTTGTTGTTCTTCAAACATATAAGTCTCATTATATAAATCCCAAGCGTCCTGTATTGCATCATTCATATCTATAATTGCTTGATCGTAAGCAGACTGAGCATTATTTTTAGCAGTTAATTTACTTGCTGTATTTGTAACCGCATTGTCATATGCAATAGATTTGGTTGTTAAAGTTTGATTGTACGTATTTAAAGTAGAAACTGCAGAATTATATACAGATAATTTATCGTTGTAGACTGCTTGAGCCTCTTGCTGTGTTGCTACTGCAGAATTATATGCATTAATTTGTGTTTGTGTTGCACTAGCTCCATAAGAAAATGTATTAAGGTTACAGCTAAATCCTACTCCCCATCCACCAGTATAAGCACATCCTGCTGTTGTCCATCCTCCAGGAATTGACCATCCAAGAAGATAGGATCCTGGGCCTCCGCCGTTGTACCACCATATCTCTACATCTAAAGTTTTATCTTGGCTAACATTATATATTGGTGAATATGGACTCCATGTGGTTCCCTGCTCAACCCAGTTATCAATTGCAAGATTTCCATCAACGTACATTTTAAATCCATCGTCTGTGTATCCAGCAAAATACACGCTTGTCCAATCTGACGGAACTGTAATCTTTCCAGTAAATTTAACAACAATATCTTCATAGTATCCACAAACTGGAAGATTCATAGAAGCAGAGTTCCGAACGCCAGTACATATGACAGAGCCAGGTACTGCTATATGTTGTCCATTAACATAGCCGTCTCTTAATAGATGATAAACAGTATATTGTAGTCCTGAGCTTCCAGCACCTTGCATATCAGATTGAGCTGTTGATAGGTTTATGTTAGCTATATCTAAAACGTCTTGTGCATTATTTTTATTTGTTAATGCAGTTGCAACCGTTGTTGTTTGACCATCTACTGCAGATTGTGCTGCAGTCTTTTCAGATAATGCAGTAGCCTCTGCAGCAATAGCTGCATCATATTCTGCATAGGCTATGTCTCTTGCCGTTTTGGCGGCAACTGCTGCATCGTATTTATCTTCTGCTATATCTATTAAGGCTCTAGTATCAGCCTCTTCTGTAAGGTTTACTACCTTTTCGTTTAGTTCCGCTATCTCTTCTGCGGCAACTGAAAGTGGATCATCGCTATAAGCAGGTGTGAGAAATAGCCATCCAAACATTAAAATGAATGTTAGTGATAATCTCCATGCTTTAGTCCTAGTCAACCATAACTCCTAAACAAACTATTTGTCTGTTTAGTTAATTATATCATTGAACTATTTAGGATTGTCTGTTTTATAGAACCCATTACCTTTAAACTGAATACCGAATCCGCCGTAGTGTCTTTGCAACACTCACACTTGTATTCATATATAGGCATTACTTACCGCTCTTTTTTCTCTTTTCAGCTAAGGCAACAAAATCTTTGACCTTAGTCTCTCCCATGTATCCCCACGCATAACCATCTTCAATCATTTGTTCATTAACAGATTTAGTGTTACCGTCAAGGTAGACCCACCCTAAAATACGTCCATACTTTTCGGAACTGTCTGGCTTTTCTGTTTTTACTACAATGTCTTTAGCATCTTTAAATTTAGACTTAAGATACTCTTTTGATTCTAAGCCTAATGTTTTTTCAAGTTTATCTGTTGTTCTTGACTCTGGCGTATCAATGCCAGCTAACCTAAGTCTTTGAGAATATGATATGCTGAAACCAAGGTCAATGTCAACATCAATAGTATCTCCGTCCACTATCTTTGTTATCTGCTTAACTCTATATTCAAACATAATTCTCCTTAATTTTTATGAGCAGTTTACAGTCATGCTCAGGACTATTCCAGTTATTTAAAGTCGCTGTCTCCCCCGACTATCCTGGGCAGCGATGCCCGCATCTGCGACTCCCCAGTGACGGGGTGCAGACCTTTATTATACTATTTATTTGATCTTGATAGTCTTTGGCTTCTTCTCTTCTGGCAAAATGCGTACGATATCGATCTTAAGCATTCCGTCTTTTAGTTCAGCAGCCTTTACTTCCATATATTCACCAAGAGCCCACTCACGAGTAAATTTGCGGGCAGCAATACCACGGTGGATAAACTTCGAATCGCCATCCTCCGTCTTTGATTCTCCCTTTACGATGAGCTTTCCGTCTGATGTTACTATATCAATTTCTGTTTTAGCAAAACCAGCGACGGCTAATTCGACAACAAAGTTGTCTTCGTCTACCTTGATTACGTTATATGGTGGGTAATTTGTAGAAGCAGATACTGATTGAACATGATTCCATGTATTCAGTGCTCTATCAAACCCAATAAAAAATGGGTCCTTGAAAAGGTCCCATGTATATGTTGTTACCATTTTATTCCTCCTTCAAGCGAATAAGTTAATTTAGGACCCCTTACGGGCATCCTGCAATAATTATATCATAATTTTTAATCGTTTGGAATATCCCTAAAATCTGTAATATCCATTTCTACTAAGCCCATTTCTTTGGCTAGCTTTTGACCTTCTGGACTTAAATGTATTGTTGCCTGTAGATCTTCATCGTATTCAATTTCTGCAAGTCCCGCTTCATATAAATTTATTAAAGACTGGTCAACGTAATCAATATGGGATTGCCAAAGCTCAGGTGCGTATTCCTTAGCCATTTCTTGATTTATAGAATAAATAACTTCGCCGTTTTCATCCATGCCTTCTAAATTAACAACGCCTATTTCTAAATAGTATGCCAGAACTTCATCATCATCTTTATCTTCAAGACTCATTTACGGTTCCATCCTCATTCTTATCTATGGTTGTCTCTACTAATTGCTGAACGTATTCAGAAAAATGTTTTCTTACGCTGCCCATAGGCCTAGAGCCAGAAGACTTCCATATTCTTTTGTATTCTACAACATTAGAAAAGGTTGTAGGACATAGCGGGGTGCCATTATACTCTTTTAAAACTGTAGGAAGCGGCACATGCTTACCGCAACACTTACATTCTTTTGCTCTTTCTTGATATATACTCATACTATTTCCATTCCGTCTAATACGTCTGATAAGTTTTTAGGCATCCTTGGTGGCCTTATCATGTTCATTACTATTTCATCTTCTTCTTTTTCTCTATCCCACTTCAAAGAGCTGTAGGTATGTATGTCTATCTCTTCGTTGTTCTGTGGCCTGCTTCTACTAATTGCGTTATATACAGAACCGCAAACAGCGTCAGCTAAGTCTTTTGATCCTTTTCGTGGGTGATCAACCCTGTCTCTCATAATTTTTAATTGAAGCAATTCGTCTATAAGCAATTTAATTGCGGGTCCGCTCAATCTATCTTCTGCAACGACCATAGCCATGTCATCATAATGTTTCTTTGCAACCGACAATGTTTCTGTATTGATACCGTATTGTTTTAATTGTTGCATCATATCATGAGAGTTCCAACGGTCAAATGTACAGACACGAATCTTAAATCCTTTTGTTCTAAGAGACAATATGTAATCTTTAACTTCTGTAAAGTCTACAGATTTATCTGGTGTGGGTGTCCAATATCTAACGGCATCTACTTCAACAATAGGTGCTGGTTGAGAATATGTATCAGTAACTTTTACATTTACCCACTTCTGCACATGCGCCATAGCAACTGCACAATGGTCATGCTTTTGTGCAAGGTCTACGTGCAAGAAGTATTCCTTATCTGGATCTGGTGCAAACCAAGTTTCAAATCTTCCAAATTCATCTACTGCTAACGCCATATTGCTAAATGCTTTTTCAATCTTTTCACGAGACTTAAAGAATGCATCAATTGCTTCTGATGGCATGCAGGCAAATCTTCCTAGTGCATCTGGAGTATTTTTATAGAAAGCAACTTTAAAATCGTCTATGCTTCTTGTAGGATTAATTTCCCATGTAGGTCTACGCAGAGCATACATCCTAGGATACTTATAGGATAAGATATGATCTTCTTCCCATTCGATATCAAACTCATTACCTTCCGTGCCATCTGGCAGGGTATCGTCTAGTTTAAAATGATGTGTTCTAGCTATAGTTTCTTTTTCAGCAACTACGTCATCATATCTTTGTTGTATATAATCATTCTTATATCTAGGGAATGAAAGAAGAATCACCTTACCATAATCTGGAAAACGTGAGTCTACTGAAGCACGATACATCTCATAAATAAGACTTCCAGTCTTTGCTTGCTCATGTCCAGTCGTATTCTCTACGCTAAAACCAGAAATTTCGTCTAGAATAACAACGATAACGTTGTATCCTTCCCAAGCCTCACGCTCAGAGTGCCCTGAATGAACAGTAATATTTTTATTAAATTTAATTTCAGAAGCTTTTTCTGTGTACTTTCCAACAAACCAAGGGGA